TATATCCTTTCTTACTTAACTTTGCAACCCGAAACCTTTTGCAATATAATCAAAAGTTCTATCGACAGCCGCACCGCTTGAATTTACAAAAGCTATACTAAAACCATTAACAGTTTTTGAACTAATTGTAAACGTATCTCCACTAGCCATATTTTGAGCCGCTATGCCCAGTGCTGGCACTTCAAAAAATGGATTTGTAAATGTAATTGTCTTTGAACCTGATGAGGTTGCTACATTACTTTCTGCAAAAGTTCTTTCTTCAATATTTAATTTTACAGCGATTGACTTAACATTACTTGACGTTTGGTCATCATCATTACTAAGTTTTAGTCTAAATTTAGCAAACTTGAATTTGAATGTTGCTGATTGTGTTATGTCTCCAAAAGATGTGCAATCTGCCAGTGATGTAGTTGCTGTTGCTATTTGTACTCTATGGAAAGCGTGTAATTGTTCTGTTCCGTCAAATGGGGCTTTAGCCGAATCAAAAAATAAAGCACCTCTACCCGAATCAAATAAATCGTATGGATTTTGAGCATCTAGGCTGATACTTGGTACTACATCGCCATCGTATATTTGAGATAATGATATTGAGTTTGTAAAATTATAAAAACCTTTTGCGTCCCTATTTTTATCATTGAAATTAGGATTTGATGTTGTATCAGTTCCTCCAAGTTCAAAGTCTCCCGTAGGGCTGTCAAAATTTCCCACAGTATCATCAAAATTTGTAACTGTATCTAAACTTATAATTGTATCCCCTGACGGGTCTATTTTTACTGCTAATGGTAAACTTGCGTCCATTTGTGAAAAACCAGTAAATATGTCTGGTGTTTCTGTAAAACTAGACACTGTTTTATAAGCCTGTATTCCTGAAATGTTTGTAACAACAATCGTTTCCGATGCAGAACTATTAGAATTTTTGTCCACCGCTTTAATAAGATAACTGCCTACTCTAGCTGGCACGATTGCAGAATCGCATTTTCTACGAGGACATCTAACTAAATTTGTTGAGTTAATCCATTTAGCACCCGTTGTTACATCTTGAAACCTTATATCATAATAAGAAATATCTAAATCGCTGTTTTTACTAGGTGGAGTCCAAGTTAATTTCATTTGGTGTTGTCCGTGCATTTCAACGGCAAAGTCTTCCACATCACTGGGAACATCAACGCCTCCCACAATCTTTCGAGTTGCTGATACAAATGTTGATTTTGAGTCAATCGTATTTATGGCTCTTACCCGCACTTGATAAGTGGCCTCATCTATTACATTTAAGTGTTGATAGTTAAGTGTTTTTCCTGTTGCTATTTCTCTAAACGAATCACTTACAGCATTACCATCTGGGTCTAATGTTTGTTTTATTTGTACCTCATATTTATCAACAAATTTATCTGGAGAAACTCCTACTGTAATCAATAATCTTGTTATAACAATACCATCAGCATATTCAATCAACTCATCATCTAAAGTAACACTTGCTGGTGGTTGCACAGTAAACGGATTAGGTAAAGTTGTATCTGGTATTGTTGCGGGTGCTACTTGCGTTCCAAACGCATAAAATGAGTCTTGATGCTCTGATAATTGTAAACTTATTGTTTGGTCTGAATTAATTGCCATTCCTTGAACACGAAAAGGTTTAGCCGAGAAAGATGGCGTGGAGTGGCTCACATTAACAATATCTCCAATACTCAAATCTAAAGCTGTTGCATCTGCTCTTATATTTATATCTAAACTTGTTCTTGAACGTCTCAAAATTATCTCAGCCATTTCCTGAGCCTGATGTGGATTATTAACCATAGACAAAACAAAACGACCCTCTAACAACAAGCCACCATCTGCCGTTTGCATATTAGAAAAAGTATCTGCACTTGCTAATCCTGTTTCATCTACTGGTGGAAATTGGGCTGTGTCTGATTGATATGATTTATTTGGATTTATAAAATTAACGATAACACGATTATAACGAGAGTTTTTGTTTTTACTGCTTATTTGAATACCACCTATAATATTATCCTCTGTAAGAGTTATAGATGCTGAACCTGAACCCTCTACAAGTATTTTATATTTGCCAGCACTAAAATTTAGAAATGATCTTGAACCTCTGACAAATGCTTTTACATTATCAATAGCTTTTTTTGATGTATCAACAACTGTGTGACTATCCATCAAATCAATCGTACTAGCACCAGAAAAAGGTGTAATATCTGTGTCGCAAACATCGCCAGCTACTTGCCAATCAGCAAAATTAGAATCAAAATAACTATTAGGTATTCCCATACCAAATTTATCATTTCGCAAATAATCTAAAAGCTGATAAATTGGGTTGTCTGAGTATTCCCATGTGCTTGATGTGTCTGCTCTATGTGAGCCTGAACCACCAGTTACAGTGCTATCTAAATTTGGATTATAAACTTTTCTACCTTTTACAATAGCATTTACAGTAGGAAGAGAGCCAAAAGCGTCTGAGTTCCATTTAAATTTAAGTGCTATATAAGCTAGCCCCCTGAGCCGATGATTTGATGTCCATGATGATAAACCTGATAACAAACTAGATGCACTTTGGGAATCAGTTCCGTAATGTGGTTCAACTGTAATTAAACTTTCAGCACTAGAGTCATCATCTGGTGCTTTAAAATAATTTGCATCAGAACTAGCAACAGTCCTTTGAGTGTTGTCTGCCAAGTCGCCACTAAAAGTTACTTCATTATCATTTACAAATATTTTAGTTATGTCTTCTATTTCGCCCTCAGAAAGTATTATTGCCATATACAAGAACTCGTTGTCTGTTCCCGAAGTTTCTAAAAAAACTACATTGCCGCCGACCTTTCTAGTTCCATAAACTACTGGTATATGTGAATTTGCACTGAATTTATTTACTAATACACCCTTTGCATTTTGATCGGCTATATTATCTCCAAAATCAGGAATATCAGGAATAGGATTTAACCAACCTATTACATCTTCAACTAAATCTACAACAATATCAACAACATCTGATATAATATCAAAAGCGGCCTCAACAACTTTCTCAGCGGCTTTAAAAGGATTAAATTTACCCATTATGTTAATCTCCAGTTGCTACCCATGTTTTCAAAACCTAATCTTTCAAATACAGGGTCTATATCAAGTTTCGTAGTTGTTGATAAGACTATAGGGTTGTTTTCAGAAACCCTTTTGACCATGTCAATTAATTGTTTGAGTAATTTATAATTTCTGAATTGTGGTTGAACATAAATCATTTCTATTTCTACTATTTTCTGTTTACTAAACCAATATTCGGATTTATGAAATATTAGACACCCAACCATTTTATCCTTATCTAAATCTTTTAAACAGATAATTTTACCTATTTTTAAAAAAGTATTTAAATAATAATTAACTTTTGCATTGTCTAGTTCAGGGAAATTACAGTGTGTTAAATATGTTTCTTTCCAATCATAGATTAAATAGTTAAGTTCCTGAATATCTTTTTTTTCTGCTTGGTATAAATGAATACTTGTCATTCTCTACCCCAACGTATATCTCTAACAGTTAAAGCCGCAAACTCCATACCTTTATCGCCGCTAAAAAATCTTTGTTGAGAGTTATCGGTTGTAGTTCTACCACTTATTTTGCTAAAATTACCCCAATGCGAGGTAACAGTCAGTATTAAATTAGCTGTGGTAGTATTATCGCTTATCTTATATTCGTCTATTGTTCCGTAAAATAATAAAAATGGGTCGCTAACTAAAGCATTGTTACTATCTAAATATCCTCTGTAAATAAAAACATTATCATTAATTATGTTTTCACTTAAAGCTATAGATACATAAGTTTGATCTACAGCCGATAGACTAATGGATAAAGAATTTTTTGTAGGTTGATTTGTTTCACTTACACTACTGATATTACGAAGATGTCCATTTGATTGATAAGTTCTTGATGTGCCAGATACACTAGATGTAATGTCAAAGCTAGCATTTGTTAAATATATTGGTGTTCCAAAGCCTATCTCTAATAAAATAACTGGGTCAATGACTCCAGTTGCTAATTGTGTCTTTACCGAACTCGATAATCCTCTTGCCATTATAAACTCTCAATAACATCAAACTCAAATTTAAATAATAAATTACCATCTTTATCGTTAGAGTTTGTTTGAAACTCTTGAACATCGCTTGTTAGATGCACTGTCACTGGAACTGAGTCATAAGTGACAGAACTATTATCAGCTAAAGCAGTTCTTAAAGGTGGTTCAATAGTCACAGTTGCGGCATTACTTGATGATGTCACATCTGCAACAACCATGTAAATTTTATCATGTGCAAACTTTATCAGGTCACCCGCTTTGAGACGACCCGCCGAGTCTGCGGCAAATCCATCAATAGCAATAGTAGTATCAGCGGCAGAGTGTGACCCGTTCACGAGTAGAGTTCCTGTTTCATTACCAAGTGCATTAAATGTGTTTGGCAAGGTTATTGTGAAATTTTCTTTGCTACTTCTTTGTTTAATAATAAACGCCATGATCGGGGCAAACTCTGACCTAGTCATAGGAGGATATGAAATTGTAAAACTAAACCTTTGTCCTTGTACTTGCCTCCTAAATGTTTTGCCACTATCAGTTTCACTAATTAAAGTTTTTTGATTTGATTTTAAATTGATTGCCTCAAAGTTTGTGTTTGGTAAAGACCCACTCATATCAATGCCGCCTTACCTTTTTCATTAACAGCATTATTTATCATGTTTACAATTACACCTCTGCTATTAACTAATAATTCATTAAATCCTCTTGCATCAACAGTATTGATATTAAAGTTTACTGTCACTGGTTGTCCGCCACCAAGTTTATTATTTGGAATTACATTTGATGCTCTATCAGGAACGACCATTTCTGGCCCAGCCTCGCCGACAATATATGGTTGGTTTTGATTCATTCTACCACCAAGTCGTCTGCCCTGATATTTTCTACTTGCTATTGTTGCAATTTGAGCCGCACCTAACGCACCAATCGCTACAGCGAGAGGTATTCCAAACGGGCCAAGTGCTAATGCTTTTGTGACACCTCTTGCAGTGTTCACAACTGCATCTGCCATAGCTAAAGCCTTGTTAATTTGGAAAGCCGCTTTACTATGTTTACTCAACTCATCTAAAGCCTCTTTTCCTGTTGCTTTTGTTAAATCCTTAATTTGTTCTTTTGTAAGTTTTTCTAATTCTAATTCTTTAAATTGTCTGCTTTTGATATGACCTAATTGTTCATCGTAATTTTTTTGCATAAGTTCCTCAAGATTTTTTAAATCTTCTTTAATTAATTTTAGTCTTTCTGCATTACCCTCTTTTGTTATCATTGTTTTTAATCTTTCAAACTCTTTCATTCCCTCTAAAAGTTTTATATTAGCCATTTCTTGAGTCAGTTCTCCATCAAGAACTTGTTGATCTAATAATGTTTTTAAAGCGGCTTTTGATTCTCTAACTAATTCTAATTCTTTATTTACTCTGTCTTGTATAAGTTCATGCTCTGTTTTGTTTCGTTCTTTTATTTGTTCAAAAACTTTTTCATTTTCTTTTAATAATTCTTTTGATGCTTTTTTAATATCAAACACTTTATGTTCAACAACCTCCATAGCTTTTGCCGCCTCTTTTGCACTGTCGCCAGCCGCTTTCATTCCGCCGTGTAATTGTTTTCCAAAATGTGTTGAACCTTTGCCAGCCTCTTCAACAGTTTCAAGAAATCCATCAAATAATTCGTCTAATCCTGTGAAAAATGCGGCAACAATCCCACCTTTGACCACCAGAGCCGCTAATCCAACAAAACCAGCCCTCGCCGCCCTTATTCCAGCCGCTAAAGCTATCATTGATTTTGCAATATTCATTGTAGCTGTAGCAATTCCCATAAAGACTGTTGCCACTTTCAATGCAATAATTGCCTTTAATGCTATTAAAAATTTATCTGCATGGTCATTAACAAAAATTAACGCTTTTGAAACTTTACTAACTGCAATAGCTAAACCAGTTCCTAATGTTTTTGCAAATCCATCTACTGTTTCTTGGTTTTCCTCTATAAATTTATTTAGGTCTCCAAACTGTCTTTTAAGTTCTGGAAAAAAACCCTCTTCAACAATAGTTTTTTTAAATGAAAATACTTTATCGCCAAGCATTGATAAAGTTCCCTCAAAGGTTTTAGCTAATTCATCAGTTGTATTTCCGAATCTACCACCTCTACCAAAAACTTTTTCAAAAGCCGCAATAGTTTCTTCCGCCGATACTGTTGCACCCGCAGAGAACCCTAGCATATCTCTTACACCTTTTTCTCTGAATATATCTGCCGCCGCTATACCACCAGCAAATGATCTTTGTATTTGATTTGCGGCAGTGACAAAATCAAGTCCTGTCACAGCGGCTACATTACCAGTAATCTCTAATATTTTTGCTAAATGGTCTGCGTCATCAGATACAACAGCAAGATTACCCGCACCAGCTTGAATTTGATCGAGTGAAAATGGAACTTTAGCGGCGAACTTAGCCATGTTGTCAAAGGCTTTTGCACCCTCTTCAACACTGCCAAATAAAAATTTTAACCTTACTTGTAGCGATTCGACTTGTACGCCTACATTAACTAAATTTTTTATTACAAGACCAGCACCTAAACCAATAAAAGCATTTTTTAAATTAAATACAGATCGTTTAAGGCCATCAAGATTTCCTTTGATACTATTAAGGGCTTGTTTGGATTTATCCTTAGCAACTATATCTATATTTACTTTTTTTGTAGCCATTATCTTAATTTGTTTTTATATTTATTTTGTTCCCGTTCAATCTCTAATCTTTGTTCCTCAAAATATGCTAACCACATATTAAACTCAAAGACACTCATTTGCAATATTTCAGGGATTGTTTTATGTAATCTCTCAGCGAGAGCCATTACATTATAGACTTCAGGATTTTTTAGTTTTTTTTAACGTCATCAAAGTTCGTTCCTAAAATTTGGTTTGAAACTCTGGCGATGACATCTGTATCTGCTTTTGTTTTAAAACTAAGTATGTGAGTAGCATCAAACATTTTGTTATGATCTTTGTCTAACGCTTTTTCAATTATGACATCAATAAGAATATTTAGGTCATTGTTATTTGCACCTTTAAATAATTTGGATTTCTCCATCATATTAAAAGGTTTAGCGTAAATAGCTTTATCGCCTACAAGTCCCCACTCAGGAACTTCTATTACTCTTATTTCTGTTTCTTCAAAATGACTTCGTATTCCGTCAAAATAATCGGGTTTTTTATCGTCAGGCATAAATTAAATTATACTGTACCGATAGTTAGACCGCCATTACCTTGTAAAGATACTGTTCTTGTAGTCACTCCATCTAAAGTCACACCTACACTCATTCCAGTTACGATTGCTGACCCAGACAATTTTTGTTCGCCTGACCCTGAACCCTCTGGCATGAACTCTACACTTACAGTAGCACCTTGTGTTAGGTTGCCTTGTGCTGTGTCGTCATCGTCAAAATTCATATCTATTGACGCTGTGTATGTGCCTCTTCCTACGACATAAGATTTCATTGATGAACCTAATGCTGTATCCTCTACGATGTCGTGTGTTGTATCAACAGTGAATCCAGTTGCTTGGCCAATGTTAGTTCCGCCAATATGAACAACTGCGTCCTTACCATGATGAGTAGCCATAATTTATTACTCCTTTTCTTTCTTTAATTCTTTTATAACTTTTTGCGTTTCTTTTTCAACTGATATTTTTTTATTTTTACCCTCAACAGTAAAACCTCGTTTTTCGTAATACTCTTGAAAGTCAGGCGAGATTTTTATTTTGGTGTCTCCTTTAACCATTACTATATCCATAGCCATTATGCAGTCCCCCTTGTAAATTCATACATTACACGCACAGTTATTCTAACTCCACCATAAGGATAGATAGTACCCTCGTCTGACGATGCCTCAATAATTTGTGTATCCAACGCATTTCCATTTCTTGTTATATCATTATCAAGAGTTTCTTCAACTACTTCAATAATCTGGTTTCTAACAGTATCAATATTTGTGTCTGTGCCTTTACCAAACGCAACTATAATCC